TGTCCAAAAGGGCACCCTAACTAGAACCCATAAACAAGATCCCTCTTCATCTTCAATAAGAGCTAAAGCTCTTATTTCAGACGAAGATCCGGTTCTCAGTTCAAAAACGGTAAAAACCAAAGCCAAGGCACTGTCACCAGATCTGGCTCAGCACGCCGACTTGATCCATTCCTTCTGGAAGATCAAGAAAGGTTCCAAAAACGACATTGCCTGGAAACTGCTGTGCACCGAGTTGACAAAATTCCACGACACCCTTGGGCCAGCAGCAGTTGAGGAACAGCTCACGCAAGCCATCAACGGCAAGTGGGCTGGCATCAGTTACAGCCGCCATCTCCAGTTCAATCCGCACCTAGTCACAGCCACCATGTCCAGCACACCGCAGTACCAGATCCGCTGATGGAACTTTTTGAACCACGCCTTGCAAATACCTACATCTGGGCCTGCACCGACAAAAAAGAAAAATCCTTTTCACCGAAGATGTTGTACCGAGCCACGTCTGATCCGACGTTCGACAAGCTTGCGATTGACCACGTACAGGTCTCAGAAGCGCCTGTAGGCCGCTTTGACGAAGCTGGCCGATGGTGCACCTATTGCGCTGCCATTGGCAGCATTCACGGCGGTTTGCCGAGGTACCTGCTGCATCCCCACGCCGAAGCCACACGTCAACGCATCCTTCACCCCGCACGCTGATGCCACTCACACCACTCGGAACATTTGCTGGCACTGGCGAAACGCTGGCACACATAGTCGCTAAAGGCCGGTGCACAATTGAAGACCTTGACCACCGAGCACCAGGATCAGATCCCAAATTCCAGCCGCAGAACATCCTTCGCAACTGGATTCAAGGGAACCAGTCCAAATGGGACACCATCCGTGCCAAATACGACATGCCTGCCGAACCAGCGGTAGAAGCAAAGCCATCACCACGCGACTTCATCCCAAAGGAACTGCCGTTTTGACATCTGTGCATTGCCGTATATGATTGCTGCACTTGCACTCGATAGTTGACCTCGATCAACGATCTCAAAGCAGATTCTAAAAACGCTCGCAAACGCACCAACCAATCAGCAACGCTGATCCAAGAGTCATTGCAGCGATATGGGGCTGCTCGTTCCATCGTCATTGATGAAAACGACGTAGTACTTGCTGGCAATGGAACCCTTGAAGGAGCCAAGTCGGCTGGCATCACCAAGGTGCGTGTCATTGAAACAACAGGTGATGAACTGATTGCTGTCAGACGTACTGACCTTTCAGACTCTGAAAAAGTTGGCCTGGCACTTGCCGACAACAGAACGGCTGAATTGTCTGCCTGGGACAACGAAATGCTTCATCGCTTGTCGATGGATAACGACATTTCACCATGGTTTGAGAAAGAAGATCTGTCAGCACTTCTTGGGGAAGCAACTGAAAAAATTGCGCCAGAAGATTTTGATGAACTTGATGACGACATCACCACTGAACATAGGTGCCCTTCTTGTGGTTACGAATGGAGTGGCAAAACACGTTGACAAAACCTCAATATAAAATTCCATCTATGGCAGAAATTAAGTCACTGCCTTGGAATGGATACAAGGTTGCATCTACTTTTTCTGGTGGTGGTGGATCTTGCCTTGGATACCGCATGGCTGGTTATAAAGTTGTTTACGCAAACGAATTTGTCCCTGCTGCGCAAGAGACTTACAAAGCCAACCATCCTGATAGTTTTTTAGACACTCGTGATATTCGCACTGTACAAGCAACTGACATTTTAGAAGCGATTAACTTAAAGCCAGGTGAACTTGACGTCTTTGATGGATCCCCTCCATGTTCAGCATTCAGCACCGCTGGATCAAGAGAGGCTGGATGGGGAAAATCTAAAAAGTACAGCGACAACCAGGTACAGCGCGTTGATGATTTATTTTTTGAATACTCGCGCATATTGAATGGATTGCAACCAAAGGTATTTATCGCTGAAAATGTATCTGGCCTGGTCAAGGGAACTGCTAAAGGATATTTTAAGAAAATTCTTGCAGAGCTTAAAAGTTGTGGCTATCAAGTTTCATGTAAATTACTTGATGGCCAATGGCTTGGTGTACCGCAAGCAAGGCAGCGTACTATTTTTATTGGTGTACGCAATGATTTAAATATTGCACCATCCCATCCAAAACCATTTGAACATTCATACACAGTTAAAGAATCCCTTTGCAGCATTACAAATGCTAAGGAAACAGAACTTAGACCTATAGGTAAAACAACATCGACGCTAAACCTTTGGCATCACACAAAGCCTGGTGATAATTTCGCAGTTGCAAACTTGAAATTGCGCGGCAAGGGATCATATTTCAATCAAACAAAAATTTCACCATTTAAACCTGCACCAACAATTACTGCCACGGCTCAAGCATATCATTGGAGTCAACCACGATATCTCACAATTCCAGAGGTACGGCGACTTTGTTCCTTTCCTGATGACTTTATTCTTGAAGGAAATTTTATGCAGCAATGGGAACGCATGGGGCGTTCAGTTCCCCCACTAATGATGAAAGCCATTTCAGCACACGTCGCAATGGAGATTTTGTCATGTGTGGCATAGCAGGAGCATTTAATGGTACAGCCATTCAAGTTGAGGAAATGCTCAACAGAATTATTCACCGCGGTCCTGATGGCAAGGGAATCACTGTTCATAACCAAACGATTCATGGCCATGTCCGTCTTGCATTGGTTGACCTAACCGAAGCATCAGCACAACCTTTTAAACGCAAAGGATCTACTCTTACTTTCAATGGTGAATTATGGAACTACAGGAAACTACGTTTTGAATTGCAAGATCTTGGTTTCGAATTTAAAACCACTGGAGATACAGAGGTGTTGGCAGCAACACTTGAATGCCATGGGATCAACGGTCTTCATCTTTTAGATGGAATGTTTGCTTTTGCATGGAGCAGTTCAAACAATCAACACTGGTTAGTGCGTGATGCGTTTGGGAAAATTCCTGTTTATATTGCAAAGACAAAAAAAGGTTTTTTGTGGGCGTCAGAGCGCAAAGCTTTCCCTAATGGCTTAAAACCTATTGCAATCCCACCTGGTCATGCTTTTAATCTTGTCACTGGCAAATGGTTGAACTGGTATAAAGCACCTAAGCATCAACAAACAGATCACACAGACGTGCTTAAGTTGTTAGAGCATGGCGTCCAAAAACGTTTAGCAGCCGATGCCCCAGTTTGCTGTCTGATTTCCGGTGGTCTTGACAGCAGCATAATTTTGGCACTTGCCAAACAAACTGGTCGTGAAGTCACAGCATTTACAGCCGTGTTTGATTCGGATTCCGATGACTTGAAATCCGCAAGAAAACTATGCTCTGAACTGGAAGTTAAACTTGTGGAAGTGCTTATTGACATTACAGATCAATCAATCCAGAATGCAATTACATCCATAGAAATTTCCAGCAAAGCACAAATTGAAATTGCCATGCTTTGTATTCCACTTGCACAACGAATTTATGCAGAAGGATTCCGCGCTTGTCTGTCCGGTGAAGCCGCTGACGAGTTGTTTGGTGGTTATGGAAACTTTTGTATTCAAGCATCAAAAGCAACTGAATCAGAATTGATTAGACTTCGCCATGCTCAACTAAACAAAATGTCCCGTGGCAATTTTGTCCGTTGCAACAAAGCCTTTATGGCAGCAGGCGTTGAGTGCCGTCTTCCTTTTATGGAACAAGAACTGGTTGAACGTGTCATCCAGTTAAACAAGGCAGAATCACCGCTCTCAAAAGGCTTGCTAAAAAAAACTGCTGAACCACTTTTACCCAAATGGGTCATAAACCGAACCAAGGATACATTTCAGGGTGGTAGTGGGGTTGCTAGATTTATGCAAGAACGTGTTGCCAGTCCAACAGTTTTCTACAACGCTGAACTTCGCAAGAAGTTTGGCTACCTACCCAAAGACTGACATGGAAATTCCAAGGAACTGGACATTTGAAACCAAAGAAGTTGCCAATGGATTTGATCGTCATGTGCGCGAGCAACTCCCTTGGTATGACTTGGCAACTGATGCTTTAAAGCATGTTGCACGTCATTACATTCCTGAAAATGGACTTGTTTATGACATTGGGGCATCAACTGGCAATATTGGTCGAGCATTGCAATCTGTACTTGAAGCTCGTAATGCAAAACTTATTGGCATTGAACCATCTGAAGAAATGTGCAAAATTTACGATGCACCAGGCGATGTTATTTGCACGAAAGCTGAAGATTATATCTTTGAAGGATTTGATCTAGCGGTTGTATTTCTTTCACTTATGTTTGTAGAACCAAGAAAACGTGTTCCATTGATGACCAAACTTCGCCACGCTTGTCGTCCTGGTGGAGCAATTATTGTGTTTGACAAACTTGAACCTACCACTGGTTATGTTTCCACAATTCTTTATCGACTAACACTTGCAGGTAAACGTGCAGCTGGAGTAGATGCCAATGAAATCATTGAAAAAGAATTATCGTTATCAGGGGTACAGCGACCAATTACTGAGGACCAACTTGCAGGTTCTTTTGTAAACTGGTTTAGATTTGGCGACTTTGCTGGATACATTATTGAGAGGCCAGCCTAGTCATGGCAAGGATTACCGCCGCTGAAATGGAACTTCGGGTGAACCGAATTGTGCGGCTTCTTTGCAATGGTGGATCACGGTCTGACATCTTGCAATTCTCTGCAAATCAATGGGGCGTGTGTCAACGCACTACAGACGAATACATAAAGCGTGCACGCGAGGTCTTGAAGGATGACTGGTCT